ATGAAACCAGAATTAACATTCGATGATAGAGATGATTTTCATAGAAAAAAAACAGCTGAAAATCTAATAAAACTGATTATGAGTGATATTGACTTATCGCCAGTAGTAATAAATGGAGATTGGGGCATAGGGAAAACCGAATTTTGTATAAAAACTGTCAATGAAATAAAAAATAAAAACTTAGGCTATAATTGTGTATATATTGATGCATTTAGTGCTGATAACTCTGATGAACCCACATTAACATTATTGGCTTCAATTATTTCATTATTACCTAAAAATAAAAAGGAAGAATTAAGAAAAAAAGCTATACCTGTTATAAAATACTTAACTAAAGTTATTCTAAATGCAGGTACTAATGTAATACTAAAAGAAAACATTGATAAATTAAGTGATGAGTTTTCTGATGCAATAAAAGAACAAACAACAACAGTAATAGATACAACAATAGATAATTTACTTGAAACTCATGAAGAATCAAACAATTCTATTATAGCCTTAAAAAGCATACTAGAAGATATATCTAGTAAAAGTCCATTAATTATTTTCATAGATGAATTAGATAGATGTAGACCTAACTATGCAATAAAAATGATTGAATCAATAAAACATATATTCAATGTAAAAAATGTAAAGTTTGTGTTGATTGCAAATATAAAACAACTATCCTCATCTATTAATAAAATATATGGGGAGTCAATAGATGCTGATAAATATTTAAATAAATTTATTGGATTTAAATTAGATCTACATACCTATAATATAAATAACTCTAGTAACAACTCCACTTCATACCTAAAAATTTTATTAAACGAACATAACTCAGAGTTAAAGTCAATAAATGAGGAGACATTTATTGAGATAATGTCATTTCTAATTAAAAAAAATAATAATTCATTAAGGGATGTAGGTAACTTAGTAAAATATATACGAATATCTCAAATGTTTAATTTAGAAATATCACGTAATGATTTGATGCATTCCATTCTTAGGCTATTAGGTATATATATATACGCAATAAATAGCAAATTAAAAAATAGTATACTAACCCAAAATTATACTTGTGAAGAGGTAATAAAAACCTTTCCATTCATTTTAGAAAAAGACAACACTAAAGACTATACCTCTAGTCTAAATATCATGATAATTTTATTAATAAAATCATCATCTAATTATAGTGAATATATAATTAACAATAATATACTAAAAACTTCAGTTGAAAGTATTTATCCAGATAAAACTGATGCAAAATATGATTTCACTATTCCAGGAAGTAAGCCTTATGATTTTGTAAATCAAGCTCTTCATACTGTAATGTTGATTTAATTTTTCAGTTTCAAAAAATATTATCTCTATGATTAACCAGAGTTATTTTATTTTCTCTGGTTTTTTATTTAGATCATCACCCCACGTAAAGTACGAAATTTCTTTTACTATCAATGCGTTAATTATTTATCGCGATCCTTTTTCTACCTCGCAAACTGAAATAACCTGAAATCTTTTTCAATCATTTCAGTTTGACGCCTACGCAAAGAACCCAATCCCCGCGCGCTCTCGCAATCTATTTTGTAAAAATTTCAAACTGAAATATTTTTTTGATCCAAATTGTGCAGGCGGGTGCGGAGTAGTGCGTTTTACGTGGTGAATGATTTTATTTCGTGGGGATTATGCGTCCTGTGTCGCACGCTATCAACGCGATCCATTTTGAGTTAATGCAGATGTATTATGAGAATTGAACGCCGTAGCGTGGCGTAGAAGTGGATATATTTACGGGCATAAAAAAGCCCGCAAGCGCGGGCAAGGATGGTAACAATTTTATCACCCAATCACGGGTGAATACTTCTGCTTAAGTCCTGTTGATTTAGTGCCAGTGTTACTAATGGCTGAAGCGTTTAACGGGTTGCCTGTGTTGTTATGAGTATGGCTTGCAGTAAGTGAGGCCAACTCATTGACGACGTCTAGCGTATCTAACATGCACTGCATCACATTCAATTGTTCATTACCCAAATAAACAACCGGTGCCATGATTTTTTGCATGGCACCAGCGATACTGGAACGCACGGCCCCAATTTTTTCCTCTAACTGCTGGCCGACATCAACCGTCATATTTTTACCAACTGCCACAACCTTATTGGCTTGCGTTGCTTGGCTAAAGTCACCCTCTGCAATTTGCATAATGGCACCTGCCATTAACTTGCTTGTGCCTATCACGGTCGTTTTATCGGTGGCTTGTACGGTGGTTTCTCTGGCGATAACCGTGCGATTTTCTGTGTCGGTTTTAACTTCACGGTGCATCGATTCTTCAATAATTTTTTGGTCAGTTTGACGATGCCATGTGCCGTCTTGTGTTACCCGCTGTGATACCTCTTGGCGTTGCTGTTGCAGTTGTTCGCCTGGTTTGATGTCGGGCAAGGTATTGCCATGACTTAACACTTGGCGAATAAACGGTTTATCTGCACGGCCATTTTCAAACGCAATTTCGACCATCGAACCCACAGGCGGATATTGAAACATTCCCGACTCGTTCCCCGCCATGGGTAATGGTAACGGCACCGCATGATAAACGGGTGCCACATCATTGCCATCGGCATCAACCATTTGCACGTCAACGGCGTATTTTGGTCTAAATGGATCTGAAATATCCCCTGCAGTAGTATTTTCTGTCGGGGCTTCAACACGGGCAAATTTCGGCAAGTGTAACCCTGCAGACAATTCAGGGTAGGCATTATCAATTTGCTGTTGGGCTATGGTGCGGTTTTCGGCTCTCCCAGTGATAGCATCAGGGCTTATCCACGTTAACGTCATATTATCGTTATCCAGCGCCACACGTTCTAAGCGTTTATCATTCACTTTCACACCAGGGCGTAAACTTTGCACCATCGGGATGGTCATCTGATTACCGGCACGCTGTTCGGAAGAGAATTGATTGTCTATTTCAACCTCTTTATCTTTCCAGAATGAATCCGCCCAACTCCCCACGAACACGTCACCGTCTGGCGTTTGATACCACACATAATCGGGAATATTGAACACTTTTCCCAGGCTATTTAATAATTGATAGCCCGTGCCATTATGGGTGTAATGTGGGATTGGGGTATTTACATATTCGGCATCCGGTAACACAAAATGTAATCCGCTGTGCTCTTTTAGATAATCGGTGATCTGTTTTAAGGTAGGATGCTGAAAAGAGCACGGCCACATTCTGTCGAATACACCAACTAACTCCCGCACAAACAATTTTTGAAAACCATTTTGTGACGGTTGCGAACGTTCTACGTAACCCGTGAAATATCGTAATAGTAAATCAGTGTAGCCAATATCAAGGCGCACCAATTTACCCGTGTAATCGGTATCGGTTTTAGCCGTAATAAAGCCACGGCCACATTGCGATAATTCCAGCACCATTTTAACGTCGACAAGGTGCGTTTCATCACCGGATAAATAAAGTCGATTAATGGGTTTCATCACTTCCCCCTAATGCCTCGTTTAACGGTTTTAATACCCTGCGTTCAAACCAATTTAATTTTTGTTCTTGCTCTGCCGTTCCCTCACCCTTGGCGTTCGGTTTATTACTCATATTTTGTGTTTTGGCTTTAACTTGCCCTGCTGAACGACTTTCGCGTTTTTCGGGCACCGATAAATGCTCACGTAAGGTAAACGTAATTTGCCAGGCTTGTTTACCGTCCATCTTTGACGCATCAATGCCGTTGGTAAATGTGCCAAGACGAAAATTAATCGCGCTGGCCATACGGTTGGCCACACGATAGCGTTTTAGTAATCCATTTTCTTTGGCTTCAGCTAACGCAAATAAACGGGTTAGCGTTTTTTCTTCGGTGAAAGGAATAGTGCCCGTAATGCGGAGTTCTTTAGGCTTAATGCCCTGCTCACTATTGACGGTACTTGAGGACTGCCCTGATTGGTCTTTGTCCTGATACATCATCGAGGGTGTGACGGTCAGGTTTTTTAATAAAATGGCTTCACCGTCCAACGCCAACGTAATGATTTGGCTGATTTTCGGTGTGTTATTTTCGTAAAGTGGTGTCTGTGTCATGCATCATTCCTTTGATTGCATCAATATCGCCCGCAAAAAGCGTAGCTAAGGTGTAAACCGCATCTTGTTCAGGGATTTCTTTTTTCATTTTATCGGCTAATTCCGCGCCGTTACCTTTTCCCTGGAACACCCAAACGGTGGTTGATTTTCCCAGTAATCCCGTCAATGAATCAGCCATGCCTTGTAAGATATTTTTTCGACTTTCAGCAAATCCTTTTACGCTAGAAAGTAACCCTGCCACACTTGCCCCGCTTGAGGCTTCACTTTTTGCTTTTTCAATTAATCCCGCATTGATTACCGCACGGCTATTATTGGTTGATAATGTTTGCGGGTCAGGAATACCAGCTATCGTTTTAGCCGGTATCTGCATTTTGGTAATATTTAGGCTTTCGGCGGTTTTGGCCATACGTTCAACTTGACTAAACACAGGCAAAGGCAATACCCCCGAAAAGCCTTGAATTGCATTGATAAACTCGTCATGGGTACGGGCACAAATCATCGTCACCACAATATCAACCTCACCCGCTCCCTGAATTTTATTAGCAATATAATTAATTGCATTAGTGGGGCTTAAATAACTGCCTGTGGCAGTGTTTTGTCCGACACCATAAATAAACGGGTGAACGGGTAATAATGAACAAGTAATGCCCGTTAAATCGCCCGGAAGTGCGAATCGCTTACGTTGCCATTTCATCTTAATTTCCTTTTCCTTGATTCAAAATCCTATTGCAAACCACATAACAGCAATTATCCCTGCGGGCATTTCCATTGCCACTTTAGATAAAGTTGATTTTTTTAAATTAAACCCTGGATTATTTGCACCATCATAATCAATGGCATGAAATGAAAATAATTTATTCGGAAACGCAATCGGGAAATTAATAAAATAATCGTTATAGGTAATAGTCTTTTTCCCCCATTGATAAATAATCCCTGTATCACCACATTTCCACCAACCATTTTCCGAACGGTTTGCGGTTGATTTCAGTCCTGCTCCCACATCGCTAGCGTTTAAGGTAATATCCGCATTTAACTGCTTACCATTCACTTTACGGGTATTGGGCACGCGACCATTGGCATTGTTATTGGCATTATTGGCCGTAGTTTGTGCAGTATTGGCTTTAGTCACCGCACTGTTTGCCGTATTTTGCGCATTGGTCGCCATGGTTTTGGCTTCATTGACTTGTGCTGGCGTCGAAGCGCCCACATCGCTAGCGTTTAAGGTAATATCCGCATTTAACTGCTTACCATTCACTTTACGGGTATTAGGCACACGGCCATTGGCATTGTTATTGGCATTATTGGCTGTGGTTTGTGCAGTATTGGCTTTGCTCACACCATCATTGGCGGTCTTTTGGGCATTGTCGGCCTTAGTAACCGCACTGTTTGCCGTACTTTGTGCTTTATCTGCCTTGGTTACTGCACTGTTTGCTGTGTTTTGCGCATTGGAGGCCATCGTTTTGGCTTCATTCACTTGCGCAGGTGTCGATGCTCCGACATCACTTGCGGATAAAGTAATATCTTTTGTGCCATCAAAAAGGACACCCGAAATTTTGCGCGGAGTCGCCAGCTTTTGTGAGGCAACGGCCGTTCCTGTTGAAGGTAATCGCGTATTGGCATTGTCGTTAGCTGATTTTGCTGATGCCATTGCGTTATTATGTAAGTCGGTCACTAGTTTTTGTGTTGGGGTTAATGCCTGACTAGCACCTGTTTTATCCGTCAGTTGAGTAAACCCTTTGGCCGTTAATGTTGCATCAGGGTGATTACGAGACTGAGCATGTTTCTTTAACGCATCATCTAATTGCTGAAAATCCAGTGTTCCTTTAGGGCGTAAATCGGTAATTTTTCCGTCCGCTGAAATCGACGCTATCGCAAACACAAAATGTGCAAAACCTGCATTATCAATATAGTTTTTTAAATCAGGTTTGACGGTCAGCTTAATGTGGGTTTGCCAACGACTGGTAATATTGCCCTGGTAACTCACATCAGCATAAACTTTGGTATTTTCCGCAGGCACGGTGATATTTTGGTTTGTGATTAATTCCGCCCGTAAACCACCGATGTATCCAATACCTTTTGTGACAAAATATTGATTCCCTGTCTTAGCTACTAAAAACGCATCATCAAAAAAAGAGGCCTCACCGTAACTGTCGGTATTAACTAGGCGTTGCATTTCATCAATGCCAGAAAGTCTGGCGGTAAAATCAATCTGCCACATTTCTGCAGGTGTGGTAATGGCGGTTTCTTTGCTTGCCCCTAAATACTCCAGCAAGAAAGAACGGGTTAACACGTTGCCCTGTTGCCCTGCTTGGGTTTTAATTTTTCGTTGAGTAGGCGCATGCACAATCATCGCTACTGTGCCCGATTTTTTATTTAATAGCCCAATCCAGTTAAAATCAAAATCACCAATTTCGGCACCGATAGTCACCGAATAGGCCACCGCATTTTGATTGACGACGCCCGTTTTATTGACGGCTTGGCGATGCACGATATATTTTGCATCGGGCAGGCCTTCATTGCGGTCAATCGGTTTTTCAATCTCTAAATTCGGGATATGTGCAAAGACGAACTCGTCTAACACAATCAAGTTTCCATCAATCGACTCTTGGGCTTTCCAGCGCTCAAATGCCGTTGTAATAATAGATTGTGACATTTGTTACTCTCCTTGTAACAGTGATGCGCCAAAGGTCTGATATTCACAATCAGCCCAACCAAACCGCATCACTAATTGATTATTGGTGATCACTTCAAAACGATAACGGCGACACGTGCGTCCATACTGGCGAATAATGCCCATCAACAAATCTGGGTTGCCTGCGATTTGTCCGTCACTGACCCGTAAAATAATGACATCCCAGTCAATATCAGGCTGACGCTCTAACAGCTCGACATAGCCCACGCCTAAGCGCTCAAAAATAGCAATAAAACCACTGACCGACCCCGCATCACGGGCATTAATAAAGGCAAATTTTACCCGCTTGCGAAATAAATCTAATGGCTCCCCTTTAAAACGGTGAATATCACGCTGATAGGCCAGCACTGATAACAATTCTTCTGAGCAGGTTTCTGCGTCCAATTGTTTGAGTGGCCATAACATCCAGTCATAAACACCCGACCAAAATTTACGCACCGCATTTAACAGTTTTGCGGGTTCGCCTTTGTTCATCCATGACGGCAAATTTAAGCCTTTTAATCGTTCCTTGAAATCAGGCATCTTGTAGCTCCACGGTCAGCGATTTTAAACGGGGCACACTCAATTCACTGATGATATCCGTTTGATTAAATTGCAGGGAATCAACCAAGGAGAAATGGCGGTGAATTTCACGCCCTAAATTAGAAAATGAAAAACGCGAGTAAGGCCATGTTTTTTTCACGTCATAATTGGTGTTTTCACGAAACGCACAACGCACTAAATTTTCAATGTCTTGCCGTAATTTGACTTGCTCGTTATCGGTTAGGTTAGCGAGATTCTGCACAAATACCGTTAACTTAATGGCATGGTGTGTTTCAGGCATGGGCATGCACTGCATATCATCACCGTGCCCATGATGGCCTTGTGTGTTGACATAATCGTTAACTTTGTCGATAAACGGCTGACTAATGACGCCACTGTCTAACAATAAATAAGCATTGGCAGTACCCGCGCCTCGAGGCGCATCATGCAAAAAGAAAATGCGGTCAATACTCAAGCCGACGACACTGGCAATCATGCCTTGATATACCGCATCAGTGTGGTAATTCCCCACTAGATTATATTGATTACGGCAACGGTCACGTAAATCATCATCGCTCTCTTTATCCGCACCTGGCACCAATAACCAATTTTCCTCGTTTTGCGCTCGTTCAATGCCTGGCACGGCAACGGGAAGAATACGAAAATAGCCTGGTGCCAGATTAAAGGCTCCGCCTGCGTCACTGGCATCAACCGCAATCAGGGCAGACTCTTTTTCAATCGTCACGGTTTCCGTGGTCACCACACTGTAAATCTGCCCGTTAATGCGCTCTGTCTGCACGATAGTACCCGCTGGCACCGTGACACTATTTTGCCCCGCAATACGGTAAAAACGCACTTGTCCTTTGGCTTTGGTGGCGGGCTTACGTTGCAGGTTAACGCCCCAGGCGAACATTTCCAGCCATGAGCCCGATGCAGTAGCCAGATACATATTGGTGAACACCAAATTAATCAAGACATCTTTGAGCCACTGAACGGGCGTAGTGACAAGAGTATTAATTAAGCGCCAAAATGGTGACATATTGGACGCATTGGTAATTAAGCCTTCTTCTTTCACAATGTCGTTAAATTGCTGATTAATTTCATCGGCAGTAATCGGCATGCCGTTATCTTTTAATGCCGACTCGTAGTCAATTTGTGGACGTTGTTTATTCGCCATAATTCACCCCGACACTAATACGGCCAAAATCATAAGTGTCTGCGGTCACCCATAATTTTTTTACGTTTTCTTCATCAACAATAATGGTGCCTGGAATCAGTCGCTCATCATCTTCAACCAGTAACACAATCTGCATACGAATATCAGCGCGCAAGGTTGGGCTACGTTCGGCCACTAATTGGGTGGCTAAACCGCTCTCAACAATCGCATGCGCAATATCTTGCGTAATACTTTGACGGTTATTACACAATATCGGCTCAAAGCCCGCATTGAGCGTGAAATCACGCTCTGTTATCAGTAAATCAATATATTTCGCCTGTTCCATGGCATTATCCTTAATTCAACGCGCCCCACTCTTCCAAATCCGCAGGTGTCATCACATTGCCATTATTAATCGTGATATTTCCGTATTGCCTGCGGTTATCAACGCTGGTTTGATTGTTATTGATCTCTTTACTCAAACCACCTTTGTTAATGCCTTTTAACTCATTCCCTGTTAATAATGACGGCTGATAATCAAAACGGCGGTTTGGTTGGTTTTGATTAATGGCATTTAAATCAGCTTGAACCGGCACACTGGGTAACGCCGAATTAACGACGGCGGTTTCAGTTTCTTTTAAATCGATATTGACGCCAGGCAGATAATTTAATTTGCTGGCCACCGCATTAAACACACCGTTAAAGCTGTCACTTAACCATTTCCACAGCCCATCAAAGACACCTTTAATCGAATCTGAAATACCGTTAAAAGTGTCACTAATAGAGAAGTTTTCAAACCAGCCACACAGTGCATCCCAACCGCCTGCAACCCCATTCCATAAATTGGCAAACAGTTGTGATACCGTGTTATAAATCTCAATAAAGGCTTGCACAGGTGACAGTGAGAAAAACCACTGGCACACTGCATCCCAACCTTTGGCAATACCTGCATACATCAAATTCGTGATATGGGTAATGGATTTCCAAAAGCTGGCAAACACTCTGACAGGGGAGATGCGTTCTAAAAATTGAACAGTAGCCCCCCATGCAGTCATGATATTGTTTTTTAGGTCATTCCATGTTTGAGAAATCCATTTCGATGCATTAATAAAAGCCGTCACAATCCAGCCCACTGCTTTAATGACCATTCGAAATGGTAACGTTAATAATTCGATAGCCTTCGCGACACTCTTACCAAATATTTTCCCCGCATTTGTCGTTTGGTTGAGCGCATCTTCTGAAAATTCAATCGGTGTGAGTAAATCTGTAAACCAATTGAACACACTTTTTACCGCTTTCCACACCACACCCAACGCGTTGCCAATATCGTCAAACATGGAACCAACGGGCGACATAGAGTCAAAGGCCTCTAAAAACCCTTGCACAAACCCTTTAAAAAATGCCTTGATGGGTTGCCAAAATTTCACAACGGCGATCGCAATTAGGGCAAATAAACCAATTAATAATAAAACAGGCCATGTGATAGAGGTAAATCCTAATGCTGTGGCCAACGAGGCCATTTTGGTGATGTTTAAAAATCTCGTTAATTTGGCGAGGGAACCACTAAAAAAGCCTGTGGCTTTTGTCACTAAATCGTACTTACCTTTCATCAAGGACAGTAATACTCCGCCCGTTTTCCACAACGGCAAGATACCGACCCACAGCAACCGACCAATTCCCAATACGATATTGGCCATCGCCCCCATGGCCGTAAATGCAATAAACCCTGTCACCACATAACCAATGGCACGGGCAATATTGGGGAATAGCTTCAACCAACGCACGAGCATTTGCCCCATATCAGCAATTTTATTCATCAGGGGCACAATCACGGGTAACAATGTCATACCCACGGCAATGCGGATAGACTCCCAAATCGACAATAACCGCTCCCACGGATTAGCCAACATACTGGCCATTTCTGTGGCACGTTTCATGCCATCATCACCGCCTAATGCGGTAATATTTTTACGTAATACCTCGACGTTATTAAACAGTGATTTCACGACAATAGCGGAATCGCCAAAGGCGTCCTCAATTTCTTTTTGAGCCTGTAAATTACCTGCAATGGACTTGCCATATTTGCCTTGTAACTTTTCCAGCATTTCAGGCATCGTCAGCATTTGCCCTGACGCATTAACAAACGATAGACCGAGTTTTTTAGCCCCGTCCGTTGCCCCTGACAGAAACGACTCATACGCACTACTGGATTCTGTGCCTAATGAACGTTGCAACTCGCCTAATACGGCTAACTGTTCATCAATACCGACACCAAATTGCGTACCTGCAGAACGCGCCCCTTCCATCAAATCAGTAATTTCAGCCATCGACGTGCCGAAGGTTTGCGACATAATAACGGCCTTGCCTGCCAGCTCTTCTGCGAACGTCACTTTGCCCACGCTGTCGGCATAGCCTTGAAACTGAGAAAACATTTTGCCCATATAGGCATTGGATTCTTCGGCCGTGGTTTTTAGTGCTGATGCCGTAATGTTGCTGATTTTGGTTAGTTGCGGGAGTTCATTATCTGAAATGCCACTAATGGCCCTTCGGATAGAGAGAGAGGACTCAACGAATTGCACCGCCGATTTACCGTATTGCGCACTGAAAGTGAGTGCTTCATCGGTGATTTTTTTCATTGCACCATCATCAACACCCGTGACTTTCGCCATATCAAGGGCATCTTGAATCGCTAACGCGGGATCTAAGACGTTTTTTAACGCAAAGACGGAGCCAGCCAAGCCCGCCCCGCCGACCGCAATATTTTTAAACGCCTGTTGTGAGGTTTCAGCAAATTGAGTCACACCTGCTTGCACGGCCTTCAAGGGCTGAGTGACTTTATCAATCATGCTGAGTGTAAAATCTAATGTACTCATCATTCACCCTTGAAAGCTAATGCAATGCCATTTGCGACCGCGATGCGGTGATTTTCTGTGAAGTGATTATCTAGCCAAATTGCGCGGGCGAAACTGTCGATATCATCCTGCTCATGAGGGAGATAGTGCCGTCGTAACGTTATGTATTGTTCTAAGGCACTGCGTTCAATAGCATCGACTCGCGCCGTTAGTTTTTTAGTTCAATATCCAGTTTTGGCGCATATTCTGAGTTTACTTTTTCCAGTAACTGCATTGCCGAACCAGGGATATTTAAAATCTCTGTTAAGGCTTCTTTGCTTTCAGGGGCAATAATTCGGCGCAAATAGGTAACAGTAGGCGCCACTTTATCGTCGGCAGAAATCGCATTTAACCAGCCATTGTACGCGGTCATATTGGGTTCAAAAACCAGCTCTTTGCCCATCACGACTAAAGTAATTGTGTTTTTCTTGGTACTCATTTTTCCATCCTTTGACGAATTTCGTCCGTTAATTGGTTGTGCCTCACAGCACATTTTCCGTAAATTTCAACATATTCTAATAATGCAGTGGCTAAATCCGCCCCAGTATTACCGTTTAACTTTGGTAATGTCGTCGGGCATTTTGTCAGTAGATTTTCCTGATAGGGTACGTTCGGCACTGTCGATTGCTTCGTTGTACATCCTGACAAAATCATCACTAACACAAAGGTTAGTGAACACAGGCTTAATAATTTCGGTGCGTATTTCAGGCGGTTGCACATTGGCGAGTTCCTCTAATTTATTTTCTAACGTCCTGGCTGATTGACTCGCTAAATCTTGTTGAGCCTTTAAACTGGCGTTATTGACTTCATTCGCCGTTTTTAATGCGACCAGCTCAAGGCTGTCTTGATGCCAACCTTTAACCAGCCAGCCCGCCGAAAAAGTCAAAATAAACGCAAAAAAAATCACCGTTGCTTGTTTCATTATTTCACGCCATTGTGCTCTAACGAGTAGTGATTACCGTCATTGAAACGACCGCCCCACGTACCGCCAATGGATTCCCAATATTCGCCAAGGGGCTGATGGTCAGTTGTCTTTGTGAGATAAACACCATTTTTAAACAGGTTGAAATCCACGGCTAATCGCTTAGTGTGTAAGCTGTTTTTAATACCACTGCCTGATTTAGCATTTAACTTTGCTTGTTCTGGTGTGCGATACGCTTCTGAGAATGTCAGTTCATAGCCGTTGTCATAAGCAAAGATAATCAAGTCTGCAATCATGCGCGTAAACTTGCGTTGTTTTTCACCGAGTGTCATTTTTTTAACTTCCCTGTCAGTAAATCACTACCTCGTTTTTTCAGCCACAATTCCACTAACTGAAAGCCTGCAATGCCTAACGCTGAACCTAACCCCGTAATCGCTAAAGGAGAAATACCAGGGATCCAAATCAGTAATGCTCCCGCCATTAATGACACCGCTGAACCTAAAATAACGCGCCCAATAAAAAGACGTAGCGTAATAGGCTCACTCCCTGACATCATTTTACCAATAGCTATCAGTGCCCCTAAGATAATCAGTGAAATCAGTGTTTTATTATGTTCTTCCATGAACATGTCCTTTATTACAGTTTGTCTGTTAATTCAGACTCTAAGTATGGAATACCGTTAATACGCACAAAGTCCGGTGAGGTGACAATAAATTTAATTTTATGCGTCATCACGGCACCGCCTTTCGGGTCAACGTCTAAAATATCGGTGACGTTTAATTTACAGCCGAAAGACTCAACCTTAAGCTCTTCTGTGCCCGCTTTCGCGTACCACATCAAATCGACTAACGGAATGGCACGCCAAGAGCCAGCACTACGGGCTTTGGCTGTAATGACGTTGAGGTATTTAGTGGATAATTCCAGCTCCCCCTCTGCCGACACATCCCCATTCACATAACCATCCGGCACGCCATTCGTTTGAGCGACACCTGTATTGTCTGTAATCGATAGACTGACTTTTTCAACATGAACTAAATCACCGTCGATATTAAAATCAATCGACTGCCCCGAAATCCGTTTTCCGCTCATTATTCATTCTCCAATGACGTGTCTAACAGGATGCCAATGGTGATCCCTTTCGGGCATTCATAGGTTCGCACCGTGATATACACTTCAACGTTATTTTTGTTTTTCCATGTAATAACCACATCACCCTCTTTTGGCGGTTTCACTTCACCAGGGAAACTTACTCCGTTAATTTGCGTACTGCGTGACATTTCACGTAATACTTTGGCAAAGTAGGCTTGATGGGCTTCAATACTGGATGGGGTGCTGTTTAAACTGCGGTCGGCAATTTTAGCAATGGCACGAATACGCACTGTGCGCGCGACTTTATCAACAACACGCAAGTTTTCGATTGACTGATAATCACCGCCTTCAACGTCTAATGTGCGACCGTCAGACCAATAAATGCCGTCATAGTCTGGATACCACATCGGCACACTAAAACGCTGTTTTTCCAATGCCTGCAGTGTTGCTAAATCAAGGCTTTTACCCGTACCGTCGAGCGGTAAATACGCACTACCTAAATCGGTTAATGCGCCTGTTTTGACTCGTGCGGGGCTATCAGCAATGGTCACTGCACGGTTACATAATCGCCCTGCTAATGCTCCCGCTTCATTACCCCATAACATTGGTACTAATTGAATGGAGGGTTCCGCTTCCCCTTTTGATAAAGCAGACAAGCGTTCAACATAGCCTGACCACGTTTCATCGTCTTGCGTTGCACCGACACCCAAAATGGCAAACAGCCAGCGCCCATGTTTAGCCATTAAATCCGAGCGTAAGGATTTAGCCGATTGAATAACGGCTTTCGTCGCATCACCCACTAATACGTAGCCTTCACAACTGGCGACCGCTTGTGCATCCATCACCGCGTCAACAAATGCCAATTCTTCGGCATCTTCTGCTAATACATGCACATAACCTGACCAGTTTTGACCTGCGTTACGCATAGCTGATAACACGTTACTTTTTAACGGGCTATCTGGCGTTCCTAACACCTCATCGAAATCGCTTTGCGTATTGACCGCAATAGTTTTACCAATATTGGTTTTTCCTTTACCAATAAACAGTAAAATGCGCTCAATTTCCTTTGTTTCGCCTTGCAGTTGGTTATGTTGATTAACCTGAACAGTTGGCCACATAGTAAATTCCTTTTTTATGCACCGTAGCCGATGCCTTGTAATTGTCGTTCCAGTGACTTAATAAAATCCTCATCACTGATACCGAGAAATACCCGTGATGGAATATCCACTTCCCACGAACTTTGTGGGGATTTACCGCTTAATTTACGAATTAACAACCCCGCCTGAAAAAAGCGCATATTTTCCGTAATTTCTTTTAAGGCAGGTTTTTTCCATCGTTTCCCTTTTTTCACTTTATAGCCAAGTGCGCGTAATTTTTTAGCCTGTTTTGGCGTCGCTTTTTTATCTTGCGCCCCTTGCGAGATATTACTGGCTTGTGCGTTTTTACGGCTAATTTTTGCTGTCATGCCATTTTGTTGGCTATACCCCACAATACCCGCGTCAACAGGTTTATTGCCATTGCGATAATTACCACCACTAAGATAAATACGGACCATCTCTTTTTCGGGCATTTCGCGGATATGCATCATTTTTGGCATATTGCGGAGCATCTTTTTTTTGTATTTACCGTGTCTGCTCTGCCATGCTTCCCCATCAGGATTACTCTGTTTTCTGATATTGCGCTTTGATGCGACGATTACGCCATATTTCGCAATTCGCCAAAGCAACCGCTGGCGTTTTTTCTGGGGCAATTCCAAATCTTTTAATTTGGCTCTTAATGCCTTTAGTTGTTCTGCGTTTAATTGCCCTTGAATGCTCATTTCACACCACGGGGGATCACATCAATATTTTCAGCAAATAACACTTCAGGATTGGCTAATAACCAACGTTTACCGTCAAAGGGCACGAGGCCTTTCTCATCTTCTTTTAACACAATGGCATCACTTAATTTCAGGGTCACTACAACCATCGCGATATCATCGTCAATCACATCAACATCAATAGTCGGTGGTTCATCATCGAAATCAGGTTCGGTAAAATCCGTTTCTAAATCTTGATACCATGCCTCAATTAATACGGGGATATAACGTGTATCAATTTCACGATAAGGCCAACGCCCCCACGCAATTACCGCATCATATTCTTGCGTTAAAATTTGATATTGTTTTTCGCCTAAATCATTGTGAGCGCGTTTAAATGTAATATCATCCATCTCACTACTAAATTCGGTTGCAAATACGGGTTCAGGCAAATTTGCACGTAAGAACGCCGTCAATTTTTGTAGTCGGGTCATATCATTTTTACCGTAATGCGAGGCAACTGTTTCATATTGCGAATAACAAAAGTTGATTCTGCTAATAACCGTGACCGTAATTCGTCGCTTTCTTGCTGTGGATTGGGCGCTCGACTGACAATCGACAAATATTCACCCAATAAATCGGCTTTTGCCCTGGCATAAACGGCTTTTTTATATTGCGCACAAAGGGCATTCACCCCTTTTATTTTTGCGCCTGGGGCGTCTTTTGCCTGATTAACACCTTTTGATAGCCAATAACTTTTTACGTCTTTTAATTCAGAATTAATTTCTGTTACTGTGGTTAATAATGCATCAGCAATAAAATCAGCATCGATATTGGCGGGAATAGCGCGACTTTTTTGAAAATCACCTAAATTTAAATCAGGCCAAAATTCATCATTTGTCAGTTCTTCATTTTTATAGGTAATGCCATCGCCATTTAACATGCTGACCTCTAAATAAAAAAACGGGCGAACAGGTTTCCACGACCAATAACAATCAAATTGTTTTGTCTCCACCCCGCCCGTTTTGGCTTGCGGTAGTCTTTACTCTTGCTCTAATGCCCGTAATCGTGAAGCGATACGCAAACGATGCGTTTTAACCCCACTTTTCGGGTTTAATTGATGCGCTCTGGCAAGATAAGCATCGGCTTGATTCAGTGTATCGACACAATCAATTGCGCTGGCTCTTGCATCGCCCACATCGCCTTTTAATAACTCTAACGCGTGGAATTTAAACCACTTCGCTTGTATTTTTTCGTGAACCCGCCAAATTTCTGTGACATTCTTAAATGTCCTTGAAAAATAAGGTTCAATGGGGTTTCCTGCCTCCACTTCTAACTGTGCCCATGCAAGGATAGTGTCAGCCACAAAAGCAGGGAAACCACTTTTAAAATTGTCAGGGGTGCGCTGTCCTTGCGCGATGGCGATATCCGCCCAGTCCAGTCCTTTATCGAACTCCCCCACATCAAATAGCCAAATGACGCAATACACAAAAATCGGGTTTTGATACACTTCGCCTTCATCTAAATAGCGTTGTGCTGTCGGTAGATACATGGGCAATAATTCTTCACGTTTCATTGCCACACGTTCATACGTTTGATTGAGTGCTCGCAGTCGTTTGACATCCCGCTCAATGGCACGCGCTTGAAGATGCATACTTTCACCGTCAGCAATGGCAATTGCCTGTCGCTGTTCAAGTTTTTGTTGCATTTCAACTTCCATTCGGTGTCGTTGTGCGGGTGATAACATTACTCTTTATCCAGTTTTTCAGCAGGTTCGGTTAATTCACCAATGGTGACCGCATTTTCATCATAAGAAGCATAAAGCTCTGGATATTCCAACGCATAACCTTCATTACGCAGGTATTTGTTTTCATAAGCCTTACGGTCTTCTACAAACTCCGCTTTACGCTGACGCGTATTCCGTTGAGTGTAAATGTGAAGATTTGACAGCATAGTGACTGTCATACGTTTACCTGGCATAAATGGCGGAATAATGGCATTGCGTCCTGCAATAGTATTACCCAACATTTGTGCGGCAATTTTTTCCGTTGGTCTGTCAGCCGATTGATATAAGCGATATTGCTCTGCTGAAACCAAATCAGCACCGACAAGTACAACTAATCGCGGGTCTGTACGATGTTCTACTGGAATACAGGTATTAATAAGGTCTGATGCCATCGCATCTAAAGAACGAAAATCACCTTTATCGTCCAGTTTGACTGGTGTGGTAATAACTTGCTTACCACCATCCCATTTTTTAGCAATTGCATGCCAACCGATATTAACGTCTTCCCCCATTGGGTGAGCGTCAGGGTCTGTGCTATCTGCAACACGTTCCCCATTAAACCCGACACGTAGCATATCTAATGCAAAACATTCATTGATAAACACTTGCATGCGTTGGAAAAATTCATTTTCTGTGCCTGAATTTGCCCAAACTGACAGCAAATGCCACGTAAGTGATGCACCTGAATCGGTTTCAACCAATTGATAGGTATTACCATCCACATTGGTATCACGAGAAAAACGACCGCCTTTTTTACGTCCTGTAAAAAGACCTGGATTACCCACAGAAACGACTTGGCCTTGTAACTGGTCTACGTCCATGCAGGTGATCATGCCTAGGAAGTCAACCGATTCCATCAATGCCGAACGCAGTGCCGTTTCTTTTGGGTCTGTTAGCGAGAAATATTTAGAAGTATCATCAACCCCGTAAGCCTCGGCTAACCCATTAACATAGGCTTTTAGATACTGTCTAGCCCGTTGATTTAATTGCATAGAAATCCCTTTCCTATCCTAGTGAATTAAAGAAAATCAAAACGTTTGTTTTTATTTCCTGTCGGATTAGCGCTAGGTTTTCTTGTTGAAATAGAGTCTAACTTGCTAAAGTTTTTAACAATATTTGGTAAGTTATCGCGCAATTTTGAAAATTCTTCTGTATCAACCACTTCTTTGACGGTTTCAACATCCTCTTGCACTTCATCAACATTTTGTTGTGTTTGGGCAAGTTTCGCTTCAAGTTCTGCGATTTTGTCTTCCGCTTGTGCGAGTGCCTGAGCCAGTGCCTGTAATTTTTCATCATTTTCAGGCGTTGGAGCTGGTTTCGCTTCTGGCTCTTCAATATTGAAAGTTTTACGCCATGATCCCTTTGTCATACTTTTATTCCCTTTATTTTCTTTCCGACTAAAGTTAAAACGCGTAGTTCCGACGCAGGCAGGGTCATCAACAACCGCTAATCCCTCTAAATATGTAATCCCTTGACCTTGGAAATCTAAATTCATTTCCACAGATGGGAATAATCCATAGTCTTGTGCGTTCATTTCCAACAATCGAATGAATGGACGCAATATGGCATAAAGGTGCAGTGTGCCTGTTTCGTCTTCCTCCGCTTTAACTTCGATAACTTCTCCGACAGGTTTCTCGCCAGGCTCTCTGACGTGTTTCCCATTTGGCGGATGTAAATACCAAATCATGGCGGTATAACGCTGATAATCGTAGGTTTCCGCCATTTCAATAATTTCATTGCGGAGAATTTCGCGACCATCAACGGTTTCGCCTTCCGTGGCTATGCAAACCCACGTCGTCCTTAACTGTGACATTGTTTACATAATCCCCCCTTTCCGTGGGTACTTTCGATAATTCCGTTTGAGGTAACAGTATTGCGAAATTCCATCAGGTGGGCGAATGGTTAAATTTGGATATGGCGCATAACCAAATTTGTGGCAACGCCAGATAGGCTGTGACTCGGCATAATGTTTTACATTATGACGAACTCACGATATTCAGATGAATTAATAGGAGTAGCGAAATCGCTGTACTTGCGACGCTATACTCCTGCAGAAATTGCAACCGAACTTAATTTGCCGAATCGGCGGATCGTTTACTACTGGGCTGAAAAAGGGAATTGGCAGGATTTGCTCAGTCATGAATCGGTTTTAGATGCGATTAATCGACGCATTATTTTGCTCAGTGAGCGAAATAATAAGACCGTTTTTGAACAAGAGGAGTTAGACCGTTTAATTAACCATCATATCAAATTGATGGCACAACAAAATAAACACGCCGAGAAGCTGGCACAGGCAAAAGCACAAAATCAATCTGGCTACTCAAATGACAATGAGTTTGACGATGGCGAACCAAGGAAGAAAAAACGCTATCGTAAAAATGATATTTCCGAATTAACAGAAGAACAATTTCAGCAATTTGCTGATAAAAATCTATTCGGTTATCAAAAACATTTACGCAATAACATTAAAAAATCTATTCGTAATATTTTGAAATCACGCCAAATCGGAGCGACTTGGTATTTTGCATTTGAAGCGCTGGAAAATGCGGTGCTCACAGGTGACCCGCAAATTTTCTTATCAGCATCAAAACCGCAAGCCGAGGTTTTCCGCTCCTATATTGTCAATATTGCAGAGCAATTTTTCGGTGTGACATTAACTGGTAACCCCATTCGTTTAAGCAATGGCGCAGAACTGCGCTTTTTATCCACCAATAAAAACACTGCCCAAAGTTATTCTGGCCATCTTTATTGTGACGAATATTTTTGGGTACCGAACTTTAAACATTTAAATGAAGTTGCCTCTGCAATGGCAACCCATGATAAATGGCGCACCACCTATTTTTCTACGCCTAGCTCAAAAACCCATCCCGCATACCCGTTTTGGACAGGTGACGAGTGGCGCGGTACAGAAAAAGCCCGTAAAAATATCAAATTCCCTACATTTAAAGAAATGCAGGACGGTGGACGCGATTGTCCTGATGAGCAATGGCGTTATGTCATTACGCTAGAAGATGCGATTAAAGGCGGTTTTAATCTGGCATCAATCGAAAAACTTCGCAATCGTTATAACAAAGATACATTCAATATGTTGTATATGTGTGTCTTTGTGGATAGTGGCGCATCGGTATTTAAATATAACGATTTAGAAAAATGCTGGGTTGATGTGGGATTATGGGAAGATCACTTTCCTGATGAACCTCGACCATTTGGTGATCGGGAAGTTTGGGGCGGTTATGACCCTGCCCGTTCTGGTGATACTTCCGCGTTTGCTATTTTAGCACCGCCCTCTGTATCTGGTGAGAGGTTCCGTGTTCTGGCTATTTATTACTGGCAAGGTATGGCGTGGAAACATCAAGCCAAAAAAATCCAAGAACTTTATGGGCGTTATCGCTTCACCCATATCGGCATTGATACGACAGGTATAGGTCATGGTGTCTATGAGATGGTGCAAGATTTTGCGCCACGCGAAACGATGGAAATTCGTTACAGCCTTAGCATGAAAACCCAACTCGTTTTAAAAATGGTCGATTTAGTCGATGAAGAACGTATCGAATGGGATAGGGAGCAAAAAGAAATCACCGCCAGTTTTTTGGCTATTCGTCGAGACACAACTAGCAAGGGCGGTGCCATGACCTTTGTGGCTGACCGTAGTATGGAAACAGGTCATGCCGATAGTTTTTGGGCTATTTCTCACGGTGCTATAAATGAACCGTTAAATACTGATAAACAAAATAAATCTAAATATTTCATCAAGAAAAAGGTTGCCTAAATGGGAAAGAGAAAATCAAGGAAGATTGAGCCAGTTTCTACTAGCCGAAAAAAAATGAGCATTATCACATTGGGTAAACCCGAGCCCATTTTGACGACACAGACCCAATATCAAAATATCTGGTACGACAATGATTATGACCATTATATCTTACCCATTGAGCGTATTGCCCTAGCACAATTAGTTAATCTCAATGCACAACATGGTGGCGTTCTCTATGCTCGCCAAAATATGATATTGGCTGATTTTATTCATGGCGGATTAACCCATGAAGACTTAAAAGCGTCGATTATGAATTACCTGATTTTTGGTGATACGGCCATTTTAAAAGTGCGTAATTACTGGGGGGAAGTGGTTGAACTATGCGTATTACCCTCTTTATTTATGCGACGCCGTAAAGATGATTGTTTTGTTATTCTACAAGAAGGTGAACCGTTAATTTATCCCCCTGAAGATGTGATTTTTATTAAACAATATGACCCACAACAACAGGTTTATGGTATTCCCGATTATATCGGTGGTATTCATGCTTCTTTACTTAACAGTGAAGCCACCATATTTCGTCGTCGCTATTATCACAACGGTGCCCATACAGGTGGCGTTCTTTATTGTAATGACCCATCACTGACCGATGAAGTCGAAAAAGAAATTATCCAAAACTTAGAACAAAGCAAAGGCATTGGTAACTTTTCCACCATGTTTGTACATATTCCCAATGGTGATCCCGAAGGGATTAAATTTATGCCGATTGGGGATATTTCGGCTAATGATGAATTTAATAATGTCAAAAATATCAGTGCTCAAGATATTTTAACCGCGCACCGCTTCCCCGCAGGTTTAGCGGGGATTATTCCTGGTAATGTTGGCGGACTGGGTGACCCAATAAAAGCCCGCGAAGCCTATCGACAAGATGAAGTTATCCCTGTGCAACGCATGTTTGAGAATGCCGTCAATAGTGATCCTGAAATACCATCACATTTGCATATCAATTTTAAGAAAGATAACGACCGTTTGGGTGCAGAATGAGACAAAAAAAGGTAAAATTACGTCAGTTCGATTATTTTGGAGTTCGGAATATGAAAGTGATGAAAGTCCTCTGCCCCGCATGCGGTGAAAAGGCAATCATAAGAACAACAAATAGAAAACATCGCCAATTTGCAGACCTTTATTGTCAATGCACAGACTTAGAATGCGGAATGACTTTCGTATTAAACGTCACTTTTAGTCACACGCTAAGCCCTAGTGCGAAAGACGTGAATAAAATGATTGATAAACTGCTACCGGATAATAAACAAATGGCGCTTGATTTACTCAAAGCGCCCATTGCTTAAATTATTGAGCCACATTGTGTGGCTTATTTTTTTCCAATAAGTCCACTCTGGCATTGTCGGCTAACTCAAATATTAATGATAAAACGATATCTTTTTCCTGTGATGTGAAAGAATCAAAACTGCCTACTTTTGCGATAAGTGCAATTCTTTCAAATGCTTCCATGCTTTTTATATTATCTGTCATTATCATACCCTTAAAGAATACTGTATGAATAAACAGTATAATAACTTTATGATTTTTGTGAACCCCTAAGTGATAATAATGTGAGATATATTTACTTATTGCACATTCATAGATTACCTATCCTCGCTCATACCAATAAATTTACGATATTTATCTGCAAGGAAAAAATAGAATGCTATCAAAATATAAAATGGCCATAGCATGGAATAATCTATCGCTGAACCTAAGCTATATTTTTCATGATAGCTTTTTTTAGACTTTATAGTTCTGTATATAAAAAGAACTATTGATATCAATAAATAAAATAAAACCCAATATCTATACATTTATTCCCCTTAATTTATTCACTTTATTAAAAATACGGTCTTTTCTTTCGTGAAATTGACGATATTTCAGTTGTGTTGTACCCGTTCTTATCAAAGAACCATCGTCAAAACTTCTAAATGCAATATCATCAATGACTATTCCCGACCCATTTCTCATTTTTTTGGCATCTTCTAGGGTTATTTCATGCCCGATTGACCTGAAATTATCTAAAATTTCCGTTACCCCCTTTTCTTCATCGTTAATCGTCCGGGTTTCCCCCGTACAGTTATTGACAGAACTCCAAGGGGCGCTAATCGCGCCATCAAAAGCCAAACCACTCCCTTTAACAGATGTGGATTCTTTGGCGACCAGTTCCCACTTAGCGGTGCGGGTAAGATAAAAAGAGTCCTCACTCGCAAGCGGTGAGTAAACCCCTTTAATTTTTTTTACATCTTCGCCGTATTCGTTCCCCATTTCCGTGACTTCATAAGAAAGTCTCACGGTTAAATCTTGGCGTTTTACTGTTGCACCACCTTGTAACTCGGTGTAGGCATACCAATCGCCCACATCTGACGCAAAACGCACATTATCCATATCTTCCGTTGCTAGAATTTGCTCATCACCTGGCAAGCGACGCAACTCACGCCAAACCGACACCGGAGCACCGCCAATTTGCTGAAACTGACGAATGCGGTGTAAGCTCGCCCATGCTGAAACCGCTTTAGCCATGTCTTTGCATTTCTGTCCCGTTTCATCATCTATCTCGTCATCCATTGCGTAACCATCAATATTTTTAGAAATATATTTAGCGATATAGCCCGTTGCGGAACCTTTTTCTTTATCAATAGGTTCAACATAAAAACGGGCTTCTTTTGCCTCTTTGGTTTTTAACTCAAAAGCATCTTCTTCGCGGGCATATTCCGCAAAAATTCGTCTCAACGTTGCAACGTGATCAGGATGAACAAATAACAATAAATGCCAGTGGGGAGTTGAATCATGGTGAGGTTCTACGACACGAAAGCCGAATGGACGGATTCCTTCGCGGGCATATTCAGCGCGAACTTTTGACCAGACTTTACAAAGATATTTCTGAACATCACGAGGGGATGCGCCATTCCATTGTTCAATGAAACCGCCTTTACTGTATGCATTGTGATATTTTGATGGGGCTGTGAGGGTATAAAACTCACCAACATAGCCCATTTCATTAGCCATGTTTTCAAACCCACGCATACGCACCATCAATTCACAACGGCGAACGGCAGGATTAGAAACACTGGCTAATACCATTTCTTCAAGAGAAACACGATCACCATTTTCATTGATTAAATCGAAACTTTTAATGTAATCCCAGTTACGTTTTTTTTGCTCTGTCCACTCATGTAAAGCACGACGGGATATATAAGGGGAAGCACTTTTTTGCACTTGCCCGACTGCAATAGCCAAATGTTCAGCACGCAAATCGCGCATGCGCTTTAAACGTCCATACCACCACTTATCAGACATCATGCGTAATAAGCCTGATAACATTTGCCCTTCTGTTATTCCACGCCCTTGAGTGAACTGCTTCCAGTACGGTGGCACAGTGCCTATTTGTGAAGTGATCTTACTTATTTTCTTGTAGCCGAACTTAGCCCCGTCTGATTCATTCTCATAATCAGCACGTTGGCAAAATTCAGTAAATGTAGATGTAAGATAGCGGGCGATACCGTTCGCCAGCTCTTTGATGGTTCCACGGTCTAACGTGTGTAGGTTAGAAATTTGTTCGACGTATTTTTCAGGGAAAAAATCATAACCTGATGTAACACCATCAAATTGATACTTTGATAAAACAAGGTTGTATCTTGGTAATACATTCTGTGCAAATTTGCGTAAAAATGTATTAGCAAGACGCCTACTATTTTTTTTCCCACTTTTAAATATTTTTGAATATCGGGTAGCAAAATAAATCGCCAATGAATCGGGCACATTACCCAAGATGCTATTACGGAATTCAATATCAAACGGGTTTGCATCATACATAATGCGTTCAGCCAAGGACGCTTTTGGCGATAGCCCTGGCTGAAATTCTTCTTTTTGGCGACGCATTGAGATAAATACGTCGCTGTTATTCTCCACCGCACTAGTCATATCAAACCAGTTCTTGCGCTTGACGTTCTAGCTCTGATGCTTCACTTTCCAACAGTTCAGCAACGTCGGCGTAATCCATTTTATTTTGAATAATTAAACTAGACAGTTTACGAATACGGGAAGCATATCTATCCGCACAGACTTGCTTTTGTTCGTTACGCGCCAACGCTAATGTGGAATCTAAAACAAGAGCGTGTTCGTTATTAGCAATTTTCGCAGGCATAAAAACGGGGGTTGGTATTGATGTTCTCATAATATATTTCCTTTATTTAGGTTGTAAAAAACCCTGACCTATTAAGGCCATTTATTTTTATTTTGGGTTTAATTAATTATTGCGGTAATGCTAATTGTTTAGGTAATAATGCCGTAACGGCTTTGATATGATTAATAGCTTTAATAATGTCGAATATTTCCGATGTTTTAAAATCTTCAAAATTTAAATCATGTCTTTCTTTGGGAATACCTGCCATATATAAAATGACGCCTAAGAATTTTTTATTTTCTTGATAACAATCATCAAATCTATCGCGCATATCAAAAAAGAAGCGCTTTAATTCTTCATTTTGTAAACCAAAATGGCGAGAACGTAATTTAGCGGTATGATTTAATCCATCAACACGTTGAGCAACTGGAATATGAAAAGCTCTTTGTTCGTTTTCAACTTGATTCTGATACATAATAACCTCTTTAATTAACTTAAAGCTGATATTAATAAATAACCCATAAATAAAATGAGACTAACAATATAAATAGAATTGTTATTTTCATTTTTAAATGAATCACTTGATAATTTATATTTGTGTTGTTGAAGCTGTAATGAATTTAATTTCATTTTAAAACCTCACATCATTGATGGGCTAAGATTAGCGACTGCATCCACTGCACAGGCAAACGCCGGATTAGTATGTAATCTTGCCGATAGTGTTATGCCTGCCAACGTTAAACAACGAATTGCTGTATTAACAGAACGTTTAAAGTCAGCGACACGTGCATTATTTAAATTACCGCCTGAAACTGTATTTGTTGCTAACTTCCCCACTTCACCGACCGCCGTTAGTAAATAAGTAGGTACATTAGAATCACACACTTCATTAACTGGCACTGACGGCTGACATTGCATTTGTTCTAAGACACCATCAAGGATAGAGGCGTCCTCAGTTGCATCAGTCAGTTTCATTAAATCAATGCACGTTAATTGGTGCGGTTGTTCAGGGTTTAACTTGTTACGCAACATTTGGGCGTTCATGCCGATGCTTTCAGCTATTTGCACTAAATCCCCTTTATGGGTATTTGCGAAAGCACGGCATGCATTATCAAATTGCGCTTGTTTGGAAACCTGATAATCAAACATGGTGTTTATTCTCAAAATACGAAAGACTGACCTTATAAATTCGGTTGAAATGAAAGATTACAACCTTCTGATGCATCTGTATAAAGGGCAAGCATATTGATTAATACTTTTCCTCGTTTCATATCAATTGATTTAGCGCGTACAGGCAAACGTCCATCAGAAATCATGTCTCGAATGGTTGATTTAGGTAATCCAGTGCATTTGCTAAATGCATCAATTGTAAGATAAGGCGTGTTTATGTTGATTGTAATATTAGGACGCATAAGGCAAAATCTCCTATTCAGTTTAATTCGATGCTATTCAGTTTTGTTCGTGTAAAACAAAGATACTAAAGAGAGATTACTTCACATGAGACGAAACGTCAATACAAAAATAGCATCAAACTTTGTCTAACACGAATTCAGGAAGATATGAATGAATAGTGCATTTGATTTTATATCATGTGATAACAGTGGTGAGGTTTTAGATAGAATCATAGAAGCTTATGGTTTTTCATCAAAAATAATGCTCGCTCAACATTTCAATATGGTTGCTAGTAGCTTATCTGGGAGATATAAAAGAAATATATTTCCTGCTGATATGGTTGTACGTTGTATGTATGAAACAGGTGCTAATTTAGAGTGGTTAGCATTTGGTGAAGGCAAACCGTTTAACCATGAAAAACTAGATAACTTAAAAATTCCTAACTTTCAACTAAAAAACGGACAACTCATCCCCTCAGACCATATCATGTTTGATAAAGTGATTTTTCCCAATCAATCCCCTTTACCATCAGAGCCTATATCTATCCAAGATGGAAATAGTTACTTCATTATTGATAAAAAATATAACGATGTTTTCGATGGTAAATGGCTCATCGAAATTGATGGAAAAATAAGCATTAGAGAACTGACTAGAATGCCTCTGCAACGCGTTAGGGTTTCAGGTATTGGAATGGCTTTTGATTGTGAAATTTCTGATATAGAAATTCACGGTCGAGTAATTACTATTATTGAAAATCAGTAACTAGATAAGGATTTTCATAATGAAAAAGATTTTTTTTGTGCTAAAAATATTAATACTTTTATTTCTAACTTTATTTTTTATTACTGGTTTAAGTCTTACTTTTTCGCCAGAAATAGAAAATAAAGGTGTATCTATATTTATGTTAGTTGTTAATGGTGCGTTAATTATAGGTTTATCACGCATTTGGTTTTTCAATAAGAAAAACACTACAATAAAAACAAATATATCTACAGAAAATACAAACTCTCATAATAAAGAAATAAAAACACTCCATGACACCAATTTTGATATCCAGACAAAAGAATCAATAGAACTACCTAAGATAGCCGGAAGTATTCATACAGAAGATAAAACAAGGACTGTTATTGCTGATGATGTAAAAACTTTTGTTATGAAAAATGGTAAATCTCTTCTATGGCAAGGTATAACTAATCAAGCATCGTTTAGAATCAGAGATAAAACTGATAAAGTCTATGGCATATTTACACGATTATATATATATGATGATGGTGAATTCTATTTAGAGCTCACAGACCCCAACACTGGTGAAGCAACTTATATTCCTGAGAAAGAAATCATTACAGCAATAACTATCGGGTCATCAAGATATGACTTTAAAGACCTTTGTAAAAAGAAATTAAAATTAGATTTGCATGAACTTTTTGAATATGCGAAAGATGTTAGATATAAAGCTAAGGAAATTAAAGTAATAGCCGAATTTCCTCCTATTCAAACTACATTTACCTATTTGTCTAATTCAGGAAAAATTAGAAGAACCGTAGATATAAATCAATACAAAAAGAATGGTTATGGTGATGAGTATATAGCTGGTTATTGTCATGTAAGAAATGAACAAAGAACTTTTTCTGTCAGAAACATTCAAACAATGATGGCAACTGATGGACACAAAAAATACTACTTTCATGATTGGTTAAAAAATGTAGTTGGTATAGATAGCGATGGCAATAAATAAACAACCAGATGGTCGTTGGCAAGTTGAGCTTTACCCCAACGGCAGAACAGGTAAACGAATTAGAAAATTATTCACCACAAAAGGCGAAGCCATTTCATTTGAACGTTACGTTCTTGAACAAACAGAAGATAAGCCATGGCTAGGCAAAAAAGAAGATAAACGTTTATTGTCTGAGTTGGTTGAAATCTGGTTTCGTGCTCATGGTATTACATTAGCTGATGGTGAAAGCCGAAAACAAATGATGTTATTCGGTTGCCAAGCAATGGGTGAACCTTTAGCAACAGAGTTTAATGCTAAGTTATTTTCTGTTTATCGTGAAAAGCGATTAAGTGGAAAAATCACTCGTGCCGATAGGATCAAGTCTGTTGCTCCACGAACAACAAACCTTGAACTAGCTTATTTTCGCGCTATGTTTAATGAGTTGCATCGATTGGGTGAGTGGAAAGATGATAACCCATTAAAGAATGTTCGTTCATTTCGTACTGATGAATCAGAAATGGCGTTTCTTTCTGATGAACAGATTATCCAACTGCTACAAGAATGTGATAAAAGTAAAGCGAAAGACTTATCTGTTATTGTCAAGATTGCGCTTTCTACTGGAGCGCGTTGGTCAGAAGCTGAAGGTTTAACCGGTTCACAAGTTACTCCTTACAAAATTACATTTACCAAAACAAAAGGTAAACGTAATAGAACTGTACCTATATCAGAAGAGTTGTTTAATGAAATTCCGAAACGTAAAGGCCAATTATTTACGCCCTGCTATTCTGCTTTTCGTTCAGCAATAAAACGAGCCAATATTGAATTGCCTCATAGGCAATCATCGCATGTTTTACGACATACTTTTGCCTCACACTTTATGATGTCAGGCGGTAATATTTTAGTTTTACAGCGGATATTAGGTCATACCGATATTAAAATGACTATGCGATATTCGCATTTCGCCCCAGAGCATTTAAATGATGCGCTGATGTTTAATCCTTTGGTTAAATTGAAGATATGACTATTTTAATTTACATTTCTTGTGCCTTTCTATTTTTATTTTTATTTTTATTTTTATTACTTAAAAATAAAGAAGAATCTCGTCCTTTAAAAGAATATTTTCTCGATAAAATTATCCTAAATGAGAATGGTTTACACAAACAAGGCCTTTTTTGGTTTGCTATCCTATTTCCTTTATATTCGAGTTTATGTTTTATTTTCCTTTTGGGTTGGGATTATCCATTTAAATGGGATGCTACTGGATTTAATAATTTTTTAAACATACATAAGTTTTCACTAGGTATTTTAGCTTTATCACCAATATTAGGCGCTTTTGTCGTTAGCGCACATCGTTCAATTCAAACAGCTAAACAAATAGAAGCCACAGAGGAAAAAAATAAAGTTGATATTTATATTGCAAGAAGAAACTTCATTATTGGAAGGCTAGAAAAACTAGCTTTTTTTAATAAAACCAATGTTAATGTTATTTATGATTATTTTTATATTTTTGATAACTACATTGATATTGTAAATAAAAATAATTTTTCTTCCGTTGAAAAAAGAATCGATGCTATAAATAAGCTCACTAATAAAATTAAAAGTTATGAAACTTCATTACACTTTAAAAATGATATCCTTAATGATCTTAATGCGTTATTAGGTATAGTTAGTAACCTTTCAAAAGAAACTGGTTTAGTATCATCTTATGTTGATGAGTTAAAGCAAATGAATAGAGAATTAAAAACTAAGTTCGATGAAAGTATTAAACTTAATAATAACATTTACTATGATGATTTATATTTTCACCTACTGGGTTTTACTTATAATTTAAGTCAAATTCATTCTTCACTACATGAATTATTTACTATATTACTTTTGGAAAAAAAAGTCGGAGACTATTTACCTAATTTAGAAAAGCTCATTATAAATCTTGATGGCGACAAAGTGGCGACAGAAGACCAGAACAACCATGAATAATCATGTTTTATCGTTTTCTAACTTATTGAAAAAATTATAACTTATTGATTTTACAGTGGTATAAATACTACTCTTAATCAATTGGTCGGGAGTTCGAGCCTCCCACGACCCACCAATTTTACGCTGAGAAATCAGGCAGATAGGCCACTTAGAAATAAGTGGCTTTTTTGTTTTTATAGCTGAGTGTCGCAAAAGTATCGCACAAGTTTTTATCTCTCCCTTCCGAAAGCCGAAAGTTGTCGATTTTATTTAAAAATAATTAATCGTAATAAATTTAATAATTAATAAAAAACAAATAGAATAAAAAACCATTAAAAATAATAAAGCCAGATAATCCATTCACATCCACTCTATGTTAACCAAGCATCTCAAAAATAAATTTTCTTAATCATTTCTATTTGACGCCTACGCAAAGAATCCAATCACCACACTCTCTCGCAATATGTTTTGTAAAAAATTCAAACTGAAATAATTTTTAGATCCAAATTATGCAGACGGGTGCGGATTTGTGCGTTTTACATCATAAATGATTTTATTTCGTGGGATTATGTGCGCGCAGTTGCACGCTATCGATGAGATCCATTAAATAACGTAGAAATGGATATATTGACGAACAAGGATAGTAATAATTTGTTGACTTAGTGCGCACAGGTAAACATCCCTCTGCGATCATGTCGCGAATGGTTGATTTAAAATGTGCTGAACGCGTCAATTGTAAAATAAGGCGTGTTTATGTTGATTGTAATATTAGGATGCATAAGGCAAAATCCCATATTAGGTTTTATTCGATGCTACTCGATAACAATCGCTTTTAACTACAAACCAAGGCCAACCTATTTCGTATTTAGCTACATATCAAAGTTATTTTGTAGTTTTTACGACAAGAGTGGTATATACATGGGAAAATTTCACCTAGAAATGGTTGGGGCTAGTGCTCCAATATTGGATCGCATAATAGAAGCTTATGGATTCAGCTCTAAAATAATGCTAGCTCGACACCTAGAAATGGCATCTAGCAGTTTAGCTGGAAGATATAAGAGGGATATTTTTCCTGCTGATTTAGCTGTCAGATGTGTTGCTGAAACAGGAGTCAGCCTTGAATGGTTAGCGACAGGTAATGGAAAACCTTTTGATTATGAAAAACTAGACAACTTAAAAATTCCTAACTTTCAACTAAAAAACGGACAACTCATCCCTTCAGATCATATCATGTTTGATAAAGTAATTTTTCCCAATCAATCGCTTTTACTATCAGAGCCAATATCTATCCAAGATGGAAATAGTTACTTCATTATTGATAAAAAATATAACGATGTTTTCGATGGAAAATGGCTCATCGAAATTGATGGAAAAAATAGTATTAGAGAACTGACTAGAATGCCTATGCAACGCATTAGAGTTTCAGATATTGGAATGGCTTTTGATTGTGAAATTTCTGATATAAGAATTAACGGTCGAGTAATTACTATTATTGAAAATCAGTAAGAAAGGTATTAATGATGAAATATCTAGCATTAACAATCGGATTGTTATTATCTCTAAATGTATCTGCAAAAATGAGTGAATGTGATATTGCAAAAGAAGCTTTTAGAGATTCATATTCATTGATGAACGATATTTTTCTTTTTGGTATGGATTCCGATGATAAACCTAGAGAATATAACTATTACCATACATGGTATAAAAATTATTACCCTAACAAACTCGAAGATCTCAAAGATAAATATGGATCATTAGCAAACAAAATAGACAGTAACAATCCTATATATTTAGGTACTACATCAATCGCTCAAGTTAACGGTATAGCAAGTGCTATGGATCTATACTTAAAGGATAATTCTAATAAAAGCAGATTAAAAGAAGAATATCTCTTATATGATTCTATGTACCAGAAATTAGTTGAAAATTGCGGAGAGATTTTCTCTTATGTTGATAACTAAACAACCAGATGCTCGTTGGCAAGTTGAGAGCTACCCTAACGGTCGAACAGGTAAACGAATTAGAAAAGTATTCACCACAAAAGGTGAAGCTATTTCATTTGAACGTTACGTTCTTGAACAAACAGAAGATAAACGTTTATTGTCTGAATTGGTTGAAATCTGGTTTCGTGCTCATGGTATTACATTAGCTGATGGTGGAAGCCGAAAGCAAATGATGTTATTCGGTTGCCAAGCAATGGGCGAACCTTTAGCAACAGAGTTTAATGCTAAGTTATTTTCTGTTTATCGTGAAAAGCGATTAAGTGGAAAAATTACTCGTGTCGATAGGATCAAATCCGTTGCTCCACGAACAACAAACCTTGAACTAGCCTATTTTCGCGCTATGTTTAATGAGTTGCATCGATTGGGTGAGTGGAAAGATGATAATCCATTAAAGAATGTTCGTTCATTTCGTACTGATGGATCAGAAATGGCATTTCTTTCACAGCAACAAATAGAATCGCTATTAAAGTCTTGTCGCCAGAGTATGGCTAAAGATTTGGAATTAATTGTGAAAATTGCACTATCAACAGGTGCAAGATGGTCTGAGGCTGAAAGTTTAACAGGGCGACAAATTACACCTTATAAAATTACGTTTACTAAAACAAAAGGCAAACGCAATAGAACAGTACCTATAAGTAAAGCTTTGTACGATGAAATCCCTAAAAAGTGTGGTGCTTTATTTACCCCTTGTTATTCAGCATTCAGAATGGCAATGAAAAGAACAGGTATAGAATTACCTCACCGACAATCATCACACGTATTAAGACATACATTTGCATCACATTTTATGATGAACGGTGGCAATATTCTTGTGTTACAAAGAATTCTCGGTCATACGGATATCAAAATGACTATGAGATATTCTCATTTCTCTCCAGAGCATTTAGAAGATGCTGTAAAATTTAATCCTTTGAGTAAAAATCATGAATAAAAAAAATATATATATCTGTGTTTTTGTAATTATCAATATTATATTTATTCTCATAATATCAAAAATATTTTTAACTAATAAAGACAATGTTTATTTTAATGAGCACAGCATATCTCATTGGTCCAATCTATCTATAATAATAAATCTAGCTTTAACATATATAAGTATAATAGCTCTTACACTCACTGCAATTATAATGCATGCGGGAAATAAAGAATCTATAAAACAATATAAAGAACAAAAGAGGAAACAAGAAGAAAAAGACTTTATAAATGAAATTACATTGTTAATAAATACAATCAATCACATTATAAAAAACAACACATTTTCATCATCAGAAGGAACAAGGTTAGATATAATACAATGTTTATCAAGGTTAAGGTTATCAATTAATGACAATTTTAAAACACAAGAAATAAATAATTCAGATATTATCTTCGACTATGCTGTAAACTATTACGCTCACAAAGATATGAATATATTTGATGGTTTAAGTAAAATGTTTTTTGTATTGTTGAAATCAATAAATAAAATAGATAAAAATAATAAAACACATCAAATAGCTAAATCTATGGTTTTAGGATGTTTTGATAATGAATTAAGATTTATGATTGCTTGCTATATGTACTCAAAAAGAAATTATCCTGAAATAGCGAAAGAAGTAGATGATTTTTATCCATTCTATGAAATCCCTGAATATTGCGAAAGGCTAGTCACACCATCAGAATCCGAAGAAATGGCCGCCGATGCATATTACAACAGCGAGTGTCGCAAAAGTGTCGCACAAGAAAAGGAACAATGATCATTATTTATCTTTATTTATATTTAACTCATTGTTTTTATTTATAACTTATTGATTTTACAGTGGTATAAATACTACTCTTAATCAATTGGTCGGGAGTTCGAGCCTCCCACGACCCACCAATTTTACGCTGAGAAATCAGGCAGATAGGCCACTTAGAAATAAGTGGCTTTTTTGTATCTGAAAGAAAGTGGCGACAAAAGCACTATTTTTTAGTGTGCTTTTTATATTAAATTCAAGATCATATTTGAATATAACCTCGCTGAAAGATTAATCAGTTATTTTTTTGAAAAATGGAGGATAGAGATAAGATATTCATCTGATAATGAGGTGTAATTAAAAGTAATTCACTAAAACCTTATTTAAAATTTAACTAATTACTAAATTATTATTGATTAATTATCGTCAACTACATTTATTAAATATAAAATACACTGTTGAGTAAGTTTGTCCCTACTTTACTTTTCTTGAAAGCAATTAATAAATTATCATCTTTCTTTTTTACTGAAATCTCATAATTACCTGTTGGCAAAAAAATAATCTTTCCAGAGCGATATTCAGGATCATCAGGCTCTAAATCACCGCCAGTTGTATCCTCTCCTGCACCAATAAAAATTTCACCTGATGGACAATTTATATTTACCTTCACATCCGCATCTTCAATGTTGTCGCATAGATTAATTGTGTAAAAACCATCATTGCCTATATCAATAAAGGCAATATTACCTTTATTCATTTCATCTAACTCATCTTCAGGTATGCTCCACCAATCTGCTGTATCTGATTTTCGATGTTGGATCGCTTGTAAATCAAAAACGGCCAGCGTTGCGGTATCAGTCATAAAAGAAAATACGTTTGACAT